GTACTGTAGCACGCACGCTTTCTAGGATTTTGACCGCCCTCCCCTAGAGCGATCACGCTTGGCAAAGCCGTCACCCTTGAAGTGGACAGGCGTGGCTACCAGTTGCAGGATCATCCAAGGTCCACACTCGCAGCGTGGTCGGACTGGTTCGTAACTAACTTGCAGTCGCTCTTCGATGCGGCCGCACGATGGACACTTGAAACTATAGAGCGGCACTAGGTACCCAGTCCTTGCCAGCCCAGTAGGGCTTGCCTGCCTTACGGTCTTGGGTGCGGCGGCAGTAGCTGCACTCACCGCAGGTTGGACTATTCGGCACGATGTCGCGCTTGCACTGGTTGCAATACAGGACACGAGCGCAGGCTCGGCGCTTGCCAAGCCCACGGATGTCTCCAGGCTTGCACAGGTGTTGGATCACTTCTTAGCCCTGCGCTGTGCGCGGTTGGCAACTTCTGTCTGTCCAATGCCGAGTCGGATCTTGCCTGACTGGATGGACTTGAACAGCGGCTCCCACTTCTCCTTGTAGACCTTGTCTGCGTCGTACTCGTCCATCGTTGCGGCTAGTGCGGTGCGGTTGATCTTTCCGCGCTTGGTGTCTGCATAGTTAGCCAGCAGGGCAAAGTAGATCGCGTCCACATTAGGGATCTTGCTGAACGCCTCGTGGAAGTCTTCCCAGTGCAACTGACCCTTGACGATGTGACCGTGGTCACGCACTAGCTCTGGCTGCGCCGTGTGATCAGTGACGATGACTGGCGTGCCTACGGCCTGAGCCTCAATGACTGGGAGACCAAAGCCCTCAGAGCGTGAGGCTAGGAGCAGCACATCGGCGGAGCGCATTAGGCTTGCCACCGTCTCTGCCGGTACGCCAGCGCGCATCTGGACTGAGTTCACCCAGCGGATGCGATCCTCTGGAGCGCCAAGCGCCTTGAGTAGTGGGATCAGGTTGATGCCGTCCATATGACCCCACTTGTCGGTGTGCAGGTAGAGGTAGGCATCCTCGTGCGTCTGGGCTAGGCGCACCCACGCGGTGAGCATCTCAGGGAACGACTTGCGCTTCCCCTTGTTCATCGCGGTGACGATGGTCAGGTGTGCGCCCTCTGGTACTCGCAGAGTCTGACGCATCGGCTCTACACCGCTGTGCCAGATTGCGCGGTCAATGGCGTGAGGGATGTAGGTCAGGCGGTCTCGTGGTACTCCAGCCTCCAACAGCAGCTGCTCGCCGTTCTTGCTCATTGCCACGATGTACTTGTTGCCACCCTTGATGCACCACTCAGCGACGCGGCGTGGCACAGGCGAGTGATCCACCGGCACCCAGCAGACGAGCGGCAACTCGTGCCAGCCGTCGGCGACACCAGTCCACACATCGAACAGGGTCAGGCCGAAGCCACCGTCTCGTGCAGCCAGCGCGATGTTCTCTGGCCCTGAGTCGTTGGCGTACTTCAGCAAACCCTCTGCGTAGATCTTGATGCCGTTCCACTCCATATTCACAGGAGCGCCGTAGTTCGCAGCCACGCTGAAGTCGTGACCTGCCGCTAGTGCGCGCAGTCCGAGCTGCGCGATCTGCGTGCCGTAGCCGGTCGGTGCCATTGGCGTGTTAGAGACTGCGACGATCTTTGCCATTGCGTCCTCCTACTTGTGCTTGGTCACCTTGCCGTGACAGGTCCTGCATAGCGTCCTCAGCATATAGGTCGGCACGATAAGCGCGCCACCCTCAGCCAGTGGAACGAGATGGTCGGCGGTGAGTGGGTTGCTGGGGTTGTTATCCCTCTGGCCGCACAGTTCGCAGAAGGGAACCTCTTTGCGCTTCTGGATAGAGAGCCTCCGCCAGTCAGGCGTTCGATAGGGCGATGGCCCACGGTTGCGCGCCCACTCGGTCGCCTTACGCGGTCCACAGACATTGCAGCGGTCACCGTGCGTGGTGAGTACGCCGCAGGTCAGGCAGGGGCGCTGGGTACGCTTCACGCCTTGGGGAAGTTAGGGAGGCTCAGGTAGGGAGCCAAGATGCGAGCGAGATGCTCGGTTGCGCGCTCCTCTGCGTCCTCCAGTTGTGGCTCTAGGACAGCCCACGCCAACTTGCCGAGTGACTCCTCCATCGTCTCGGTCACGCGCGCATATCGAGCAAGCACTAAGTGCAGCAGCTCGTGGGTCAGGATCAGTCGCTGCTTCTCTGGGGTCTGCGTCCAGAAGTCGTGGCTCACGCGAAGGTCAGCGGTTGGCTGTTGGGCGTGTGCGTCAATGTCTGCCCACGCGTCCACATCGGATGCGGCCTCAACGATGGTGAGTTCCCACGAGTCAACGCCGAGCAGTACCTGTGCGTCCGCTACCCATCCCCTGAGTGCGGTGAACTTGTCCTGCGCCTTAGCCATTTGCCCTCCTGTAGTGGTGGAGCAGGAGTGGAGTCGCACCACTCGTTCCTTGCTGACCGGCAATAGCCGTGATGGTCCTGCAAGCGTCTGCGCTGCCCCAGGTTAGACCCTGCCGATGGGAGGACTCCACCGGCAGGGCGAGTGACAGCAGCACGCCAAACGGCCGCGCTGTCGCCAACAAAGCGTAGCGCATCACTTTGGATTCCTGAGTGGAAGTGGCGATACAGGTCGGAGTGGGCAGGTCTGATCCCAACAGGTCGGTGTCTTCTCTTCATCGCCAGCGCAGACACGGCACATCAAGTCAACCGCAGCGGTGTAGCGGTGCAACTTGGCGATGAGAGAATCATCTGCCTCATCCTCAATGCGTGACTTCACCCAGAAGATGTCAGCGTCGGTGACGAAGGTGCCGCCGTAGTAGCGCTCTCGCGCCCAGTGAACACTCTTGCCGTATTGCGGCATCAAGTTGAACAGCGCGTTGAGTTTGACTCCGAGCTTCAGCGACCACGCGGCACAAGCCTGTTGGAACTCGCGCTGCTCGATGGGTAATCCGCGATGGTCACCTGGACTACGCCTCTGCCGAGCGGCGCGAGACGAGAGAACGCGGTTGGACTTAGGTCGATTGCTCGGCTGCGAGATGTCCACGGCTTGTTTAGGCCCTCCCTACACGATCCACAATAGTCGCGTACCACAACGATCACGCACTTGGTCGCATCGTCCTTCCGGCAGACGCGCAGTCTAAACGGTTTGGCTCCCCAGCGCCAGCGCCCTACCGCTGCGTACATCACCAGCTCGCCACCCCTGCCGCCTTGTGCCTTGGACTTATACGGCGAGCAGGTGTTCTTGTATCCACCGACGCAGTACTTCTCGCCCTTGGCGGAGGTGCTGCCATACCAGGTCGCTACGCCGCTGACCGGTACGCCGCTTAGCGTCAGGTCTGGTCCAGTGCTGCTTGTGAGCAGCGCCAGAGCCAGCAGTAGCGCTGTCAGCTGCTGGTGTCCAGTAGGTCGATGAAGTCCTCAAAGTCAAGGACAATCATCGTGCGGCGCTTGGTGCCAGGTCCAGGTGCGTCGCCTACGACGAGTGCGCTGATCTGGCTGGAGTTGCCAAGTACGGATCGCAGCCAGCCGTCGTAGCGCTCTGAGTACGAGCCGTTGCCCACCTTGCACTGGATGGCGATCCAGTCGGACTGCACATCTACCTTGCCGCCGAACTGGCCCACGCGAACGCCGCCGATCTTCTCGGCGACCTCACGCTCGAATGAGTTGCCCTTGTTGCGTGCGCGCTTGCCGCGCTTCGCCTTGTCTTTGTTCTGCTCGTCAATGTCTAGGTCGCTCATCTTGCTCACTTCTGTACCAGCCTTCCTAGCCGTGCGTGTCCGCCATCGGACAGTGTGAACACGGACTGTTGCAGTTCTAGGTGTCCGGCCTTGATCAAGTCCGCGATGGTTGCTCGGTTGAAGATATGTTCGTTCAGGAAGAACCAGCCCTCTGGCGCGATTGCGTCCGAGTACCGGATGCTCAACTTGGCAAACTGTCTGCCGATCTTAGGGTCATAGCACCAAGCATCTGCACCCTCTTGCACACATCGAATGCCCTCATCCAGCTCAGGAGTGAGGATCTCGATGTTGCTCACTTCACGCACGCCTTATGCCGCCACTCAAAGCGACGGCCGTTCTCGTGGATGACGAGTATGCGCTGCGCTGGGAAGACGATGCGCTTGGGGTCGGTGTAGTCAATCACCTTGCCGCAGTCGGTGCAGTTGGTCACCGTCCATACCGGCGGCTTGGCGGCTCCTGCGCGCTTGGTCTTTACGCCTGCCACTGCAATGACCTCCACATCCAGACCACTGTCGCTGCCGTGGTGAGCAGGAAGATAAACGACGGTACAACACCGATACCACGCTTGATGCTAAGTGGCAGGGATGCGAAGACCACCAAGAACAGCGCGGTGTTGATGATGATCAGCGTCACGCCGACATAGGCGAAGGCGCTCACAGGTCGCACAGCCCTGAGAGCAACGCCATCCGGTCGGTTGCCAACTCTACGGCTCCCTCAATGCTGTCAGCCTGGAAGGTGAGTTCTGACCCAGCCGAGTCGATGAGTACCACCGTCCAGAGTGGCGGCTCACCGACTCGCACTAGGCCGTCGTAGTGGTAGCCGAGCTGCGCGGCGCGTGTTTCTAGCGCGTTGAGGTCAGTGCTGCTCACGATTCCTCCTCGTAGGATGACTGCCAAAGACCGTTATTCACCATATGCTTACGAAGGATTGCGTACGAATCCTCCGCTGTCAAGTCTGTTGTGTCGATCTGGAGATCGTATTCCGTCTGTAGGTAGCCAAACTCGGTCACATCGCTGACCCCTTGCAGCACCCCACGGCGCTGAGTCCGAGCCTCTGCCGATGCGTGAACCCTGACGATGACGATGCCTGGGATGTGGTGTCGGAGGTAGTGCGCCTCTAGCGGCAGCCGCACATCGTCTACGGCGACGAGCCGGTTGGCGCTCTTGATCTTCAGGTACTCGCTGTGCCACGCCTTGATCCAGAACGATGCATCGATCTCACGCAGCTGCGCGCCGATCTCCTGCAAGATCTCACGGCCGGAGACTTCAACATCCAGCCCTAGGCGGCGCTGGCTGTACTGCTTGCCCTTGTCAAAGTCCTCCCCATAGCCCAGTGCAGCCACGGTGCGGATCGTCTCCGCAATCGGTAGCACGGTGTACGGATGCATACGGCGCTGCTCCAGCATTGCCGCAAGCGTTGACTTCCCTGACCCCTGTGGTCCGACAAATGCGATGTTCACTGTGTGTCCTCCTCTAAGTTCAGCCCCATACCAGGTTGCGCTGCGGCGATTCTCGCCTCAATGATCGCAACATACTCTGGCTCTCGTTCGCAGCCAATCCAGTTCACGCCTTCGCCAATGGCTGCCACTGCAGTGGTACCAGACCCCATAAACGGATCAAGCACCGTTCCGCCCTTTGGCGTGACGAGCCTGATCAGATAGCGCATCAGGTCAACCGGCTTTACGGTGGGGTGGATGTTGCGCTCAGGATTGCCTGGGTGCTTTCCGTCAGCAGTCTGTTCGACATAGTTCCAGTCATCGTGATCACACGAAGGTCCTATTGTTGTTTTCTCCCAGTCAATCGCACGAGTTCCGCAGACATTACATTGCGGCTTTCTCATTGACCCATACGATGTGGCTCTCCGTGTCGCAGCAAACCCATCAAGCCCAGCGTTGCGCTCGGAGCGGCTTGCCTTTGCAACATAGAAGAATCGAGAAGCGCCGCCTGCTCCGCCATAGCCGAAGTCTGGCGTTCCAGGTGGCATCCTGCCGATACCTCCGCCGTAAACATTAGTCTCAAAGTTTGAGCCACGATGCTTTACTGCAACGCCGTCTTTCTGCACTCCGCTCTGCTCATCAAGCATCGCAGCGGCTTCCTCATCAAGCAAGATGTTGGCTGGCCAACGGCCAATGACTTCAGCCGCTGCGGCGCTACCCATTCCAAGCTCGTAAATACTATTTCTCGACGCGTTTTTACCTCTAGAAGATTGCAAACGATTGTCCGTGCCAATCCGGCTTGCGTCAATGTTGAGCGCGCCAGTGCCGTGGGTCAGCACATTCTCGGCAACTGTGCCAATCAGTGGCTTGCGTGCCAGCACGATTGGCTCAACGGCTGGCTTCAATGCGGTTCCCCACCCTTGCCACTTTTTTGCTGCTTCAGACGGTTCTTTGATGTCGTACTCGCCTGGAGATGCGTTCATCCTTGCCGTGTCGCCATCTTTGCTTTCTGGATTGTTCCAACTTTTTCCCTTGGCTATGACTTTGCCCTCAAAGCCAGCCGCCTTGTCAATCGCCTTGCTCACATCAAGGCTCTTAGGGAAGCCTGAGCCGTAAAGCCACATCAGCGTGTCTCGGATCTCAAAGCCAGCATCTTCAATGCCAGCGGCGAGTCGGTGATACATCCGCGTGCCGCCAAAGGCGAGCAGGTGTCCACCTGGCTTCAGCACGCGAAGCGCCTCACGCGCCCACTGCTCACTCCAAGTCTGGAAGCCCAGCGGCGTGCCAAAGCCATCCCACGCCTTGCCCATAAACTCAAGACCGTAGGGCGGATCGGTGACGATTGCGTCCACGCTGTTTGCCTCAAGCGTCTTCATCTGCTCAACGCAGTCACCAACGAGTAGCACTCAGACCTCCTGTGCCGCGTATTGCGCGCGGCGCTTGGCGTTGCGTTCAACGCGGTTAGCCTCATACCAGCGGCGCATACCAGCTAGGTAGCGGTCACGGTGGCGTGCGTACTTCTCGCGCTGGTATTGCCGCTCCGCCTCTGGCGTTCGATAGCCACGAGTCTTGACTGGCTTTGGTCGCTGCATTGCAACACCCTCAGTCACGCAGGCTCGACATACCAGGGCGGTTCCGTCGTAGAACTCCTCATCGGCTGGCCAGTCATCATCGCAGCCAAGACAGTGGCGCTCGTCCAGCTCACTCACTTGTTCACCCTCCTGAGGTAGTCGATCCACATATGAACGCGCTGTGGATAGCGCTCAAAGAATCCGATGGCTCGGTTGCAGGGTGAGCAGAGCAGCGCCCTGACACACTTGCCGCACGAGATCGGCGTTCCCTTTGTCCTGCCGGTACTGAGTGTCTCGTAGGTGCAGCAGCGTGGATCGTGGTCCACCGTCACCGCCCTAGTCTCGCCAAAGCGGAGTGGCTCCTTGCACGCTCCGCATCGATCAGCCTGTGCCAGCCGTAAGGCCGTGTACTGCTCCATCGTCATCCGATGGTTGTAGAGGGTGTACTTCAACACCCTCACAGCTCGTTCGCTCTCAGTCTCTTTCTCCCTCCAGGCTCTCGTTGCAAGCGCTCGCTTGCTTGGCTCCTCTTGCTTACGCATTCTTCTTCAGTCCTAGAATCTCGTTCAGTGGCGTGAGCCTTCCAGAGCCAGAGCGTTTAGGGGATATAGGGGTTCTATTCTTTTCTCCTTCTCTTTCTCTTTCTCTGTCCGTTGACCTACCCCTGTTTTGATCTCGCCACTTTTGTCCACGAGAGGTCGAGGTGGGGTCGACTTGATAGCGAGAGTAGTTCGACACGGCGATGACTCCGTCTCCAGATTCTGTCAGGAGGCCACTTTTCAACAGCCCATCCACACCCCTAAAGAGGCGTGCGCCGATCACCGTCTTCAGGTGCTGTCGGTTCTTGAAGATGCCACCGGATCGCAGCAGCTTCACCTCACCAATGATCGTGATGAACGCGCGGAACTGCGTGTCAGTCAGCGCCGAGATCTCTGCGTCTCGGTGTGCATTTGCTACCCACTTGAACCAAACCATTCGTCCTCCGCTCTGTGTTAGTGGCTGGGAGAGGTGGAGGTCACCAGTCTCTCCCAGCCGTAGATGATGCCGCTCAACCTAGAACGGCAGGTCCTCAAGCGCTGTCTCCAGCTCAGGGTTGCCATCGTGCAGCCCCTTCGCCTTGGCGGCAAGCATTGCCTCACCCTCATCGCGCACCTGCGCGTTGACCCACGCGATGCTTGGCTTGCGCTGGCAGAAGGTGCCGTTGGTCTTGCCAGAGCAGGCGTGGAAGGCGTTGTACGGCTTGCCAGCCTTGCTGATACCGGCAGGCTTGAACGACCAGGCGGTGCGGTGATCAGGGCATTCACCCTCTGCGAACAGCATTGCTGCTGCTACGGCCACATCGCTCGTAGAAACCGACGGCTGAGATACCCTCACAGAATCAACGGAGAGGGGTCTAGGAGCCACGGAGAGGCTCGCGCCTGTGCCAGAGGCATAAAGAGACCGCCCAACCCCAATCTGGGCAGCGCAGCGGCGCAGAGCGTCACTGGCTGCTGACTTGAGTGGCTCGTCATCCTGCGCGCTGTTTGGGTAGCCAAAGTCCTGTCGGACGGTGGTGACCCCATCGATCACGGCGACGAGTGTGCCGTGTACCACGAAGCGCTGAGCGTCTGCGACCTTGACCTCAAACTGCCAGCCAGCCAAGCCCAAGACATCGTCAAGGCGCTGAGCTACGGCTCGTGCATCTGCGTAGGTGAAGGTCATTCCGCCGCGCCCTGGGCGCTGCTTCAGATCCGTGCCGGTGAACGGTGCGGCCAGTGCCGCTGCGATTTGCTTACTCATTCTCTGCTCCTCCAAACTCTTCAACTGGCAGCAACTTTGCGGCTACCAGATTCAATGAACTCGCCTTTGCAATGTGACCGCTCTCGAATACCGTTCCCTCCTTCACTTCAGTTGCCAGATAGAGATACTGGCGCTTATCCATCACTCCGAGCAGCCACGCGCGCTGGAATCGCGTTGGACTCGGTGGTCCATTGCGATCCTCTCCAGGTGCGAGCTGCAAGTGAACGAAGGCGTAGTAGTCCACCGCTTGGTGGTCTCGGATGTAATCAAAGATGCTCACCTCAACATCGTCGCCAGCCGGTCGGCTCCACGCCTTGGTCTTGACATCGACTTTGAGACCGCACACTTCGTAGTCGTGCGTCGTCAGGTCCACTGGGATGTACGGCAGGAGACGATCTCGCAGCGCCTTCTCAAACACGGCCTGCCCTAGCACGCCAGTCCAAGTGGTGTTGCCGCTCGCCTTCTCCTTACAGAAGCGCATCCCAGCGTTGGACTGCGCCGACTTGAACATCTCCTCTGCCCTGACGATGATCTCTGGGGTGATGATGACTTCAATCACGCCTGATCCTCCTTGCCGCCAAAGACTCGGAATACTCGCGCGCCTGGCTTCTCTGCGGTGAAGCGCTTGATAGCTTCTCCGTAGGTGTCTGGCGCAACCGTTCGCAGGACATCCGCGATGCTCTCCCAGTCCACCTTGACGCTGCTCTTGTTGGTCTTCCAGGTGGCAAGCCAACCCTGACCCTTGACTCCTTCGCCATCGGCGATGGCTTCCTTGATGGCGATTGCCATCTCCTTCAGCGCGGCATCGGCAGCCTCTGCCTCAACCTTCGCTTCGATGTAGAGGCGCGCAATGTGATCCAGCTGCGCGTCAGCCACGGCGTAGGTGTTGTTGCTCTGCGGCTTGACTTCAGCGAGCGTGTCGCTGTCGTTGCCGGTCAGAGGTGGCGGAGTCTTGGACTGCACCAACTCGCGGAACAGGACGGCCTTGTCGAACAGTTGCGTCTGGTAGACAGGGTCAGCCTCTACGCGCTCAATGCGGAACACCAAGCCAGAGAGCAACACAGCGACATCGCAGTACGACGCGCCAGTGATGAACATCTGCCACTGCACCTGGTCGACATACTCAGGCGGCACTGGGTACAACTGCCAGCGGCTGCTCGTGGAGGTCTTGATCTCTACAAGACCGTCGGTGTCGCCCACGATGGTGCGATCCAACGAAGCCATCGCCCAGGGATGCTCCTTCAGGCGAACGATGCCGTTGCTCTTTCGCAGCTTCTTGCCAGTCTCGGCGGTGTAGTAATCGGCGACTGCCTGCTCTAGCAGTTGACCGCGCTGTGCGGCCGCTCCGACTTCCTGCTCACCAACCTGACCAGTCAACTCTGCCCAGAGTCGATACGCGGTCTTGTACGGCGACGAGCCGTTGATGGCGGTGATGCCGGTGGCGGTGATGCCGCCCTTGCGCATCTCGAACCACTCTGGACTCCGCTGCGGTGCGGATACAAACTCAAAGCGCTTGCTCATTGTGTCCTCCCAAAGACTGGCTGGCTCTTAGCGATCTGAATCAACAGCGCCCAGCACACGCCGCAGATCTGGTCACGCTTCTGTGTTGACTTGGTCTTCACTGGACCCTTGCAGTACGCGCACCTCATCGAACTGCCTCCCAGATCACAACAGCGATAACCCAGGCGACCATCAATGCGATGGTGAACTTGGCGCGCTCAATGCTGCGCTCGCGTCGTTCGAGCTGCTGGTACTCCGATGTGAAGTACGGCCGCACAACCATCTTGGGCGTGTTCTTACGATTGACTTTCACAGTGACCCTCCTACGACTAGCACCACGATGATGCACGCAATGAAGAACACATAGCCTGCGACCTCAAAGATGCTTGGCATCTCGGTGTATGCACGCATCCCTGCGAAGTCCGACTTAGGTCGGTTGCGATTGTCCGGTGTGCGCGGATCGTAGTACCGCGTCCCCTTGCCGCCAACGACGCGGCTGAATGTCTGTGGGTTCCTCTTCACCTTGACCTCCTGTACCAGCAGAGCCGAATGGCTCATTCCTCACTGGCAGGAGCAGCATACGCTCAACGGCAAGCAGCCGTCAACCCCTAAAGCACAAGAAGTGGTGTGAATATGTTTTATGCAGGGTGGATACTCCCCTGGGTGGAGGAGGAGCCACCCAGGGGAAGCCGCCTAGGACGGCTGTGTCAAGTCCTCTTCGGCAAACTCCACCAGCAGCTTCAGGCAGATGCGGCAGATCTTCAGGTCAGCAGACTCGATCTCCCAGACACGCGCTCGGATCTCGCAGACAGCGCAGGTGTCGAATGGCTTAGGCACTCGCACCGGCACGATTTACTTGTGAGGGCCGTTGCCGTTGCGGATCTCTTGCTTCGCCTTGCCCACGCCGAACTTCGGATCGTCAGGGTTGAGCGCTCGGACAATGACCTGGAGACAGGCGGCGATTGCACCGGCAAGGATCATATCCGCCTGGTCTGCATCGAGGTTGGTCAACTGGCTACCAGTCGCCAATAAGAGGGCCAGTGCCGTACCTAACCCTGTGCGGAGCGCCTCCACGACCATCTCATCGATGCCAGTGTTGGCGATGATCCAGCTCGCTGACGCAGCGATCTTGGCGCGCAGACCGCGCTTGCCGTTGCTCGCCTTGGCGGCGGCAACGAGCGCCGACACCGCCTCTTTGCTCTTCTCATCCCAGTCAACGCGCAGCAGGGCTGCCTCTGCGTCGGCAATGGTGGCGGCTGTCTTAGTGACCTTTGGCATTGAAGCCTCCTTAGCGTGGCTGGGTGGTGCCTGTACGACGATTGTAGGAGCAGGCGCAGGAGCGACTACTGGCGCTACCACAGGAGCAGGCACGACCACTGGCGCTGCGACTGGCGCAGGAGCGGCGACCTTGCCAGGGTGGGTGACGATCAGGATGCACTTGTAGTCAACGCCAGCCTTGCCAGCCTTGAACTTACTATTGGCGATCTGTCGGAGCTGCGCCTCTGTGACCGGCACGCCGTACTTCTCAGCGGCGACCTTCTCGTCACGAGTTGGGCAGGTGAAATACCAAATGTTCTCTTCCGAGTCAAAGCCAGCCGAAACCATATGTCCGTAGCCGAGTTTGATCTTCTCTGGCGAGTTCTTGCTCCACCACTTGAACCAGCGGTCGTGCCACGCGCTGATCTTTACACCGGCTGGGTAGAAGGCTGGACCTTGCTGTACCCAAATCTGAAGAGCCGCGCCAGCCTTGGCGGCTGCGACTGCGTCCTCCCACGACTTCGCATAGCGAGCCTTGCCGCCTAGGTGGGCGACTACCTTGGCCGCCTCAGCGAGAGAGCCGCCGTTATCTGACTTGCCCTGCACATCCTTGCGTCCAGTGACCTTCTTCATTGCTGCTACGCCGTCAGCGGCGCTGTAGTCAACCGTGTAGCCAGAAGCCCACGAGACTGCGGCCGCGCAGGATGACCAGGTGCAGTCATCTAGGATCTGCTTCGCGCCCTTGAGTTGCGCCTCTGCATCGCTGTAGAGCTGCGACTTGACCTTGTACTTCACGCTGCGTTCTCCTTCTTGATCAGTACGGCGACTGCTCTACCGGCTGCGTCAAAGTCCAGCGCGGCACTGACAGGGAATCCCTCAGTGCAGCCCTCTGAGTAGTCGTTGCCATCTTCGCCCTGCTTCCAGAGCGTGCCGCCGAAGGCGCTGTTCTCGGTGTTCAGGACAAGTGCCACCCACTCGCCTGGCGCGGTGTTGATCCGCGTCCACCCCTGCTCGTGGATCTGCTCGATGTGATCTGCTGCGCTCATTATTCCTCCATCCACCTAAGTGGTCCAGTGACGAGCCAGATGATTGTCAGCCCACCGAATAGCGTCGCCATCGTGGACTGCGTGTCGCCCTCTGGCAGGACGACCACAGCGAAGAGCAAGCCTAGAATCGTCCAGGCTCCACCGACGAGATCAACGATAATGCGCTTGATCACTTGCTTGCCTTTCTCGCCGTAGCCGCTGCGCTAGATGCAGCAGCCACAGCAGCACTTGCCACCTGGCTGATCACGATTGCCACAGCAACCGGAGCAGCCTTCTCTT